TTAGCATAAGCCATAGCGTATGTATCATGATTTATACCACAACCAACTTGCATACCAAATACTCTAAAGTTTTGCCCTACATAATGTTCAATATAACATTGTGTATGTAAATGACCTTGTACTGTATTCATCATATCTGCACGACATTTGCTTCTTGCCGTACCTGCTTCACCATGAATATATTGTACATCATCAATAACTAATCTATCAACAAAATTCCAATTAGGTACTTCTAAAACTTCTTTGTATGATTTAATCCATTTACTTGGTATTAAAGATGTTTGTGCTTTACGCATAATCATTCTATCATGATTGCCTAAAATAACAGTTGCTTTTGGGAATGCCTTATACCATCTTGCAATTCTTTTTATAGCAACTTCCAATTCCATCTTTTTTGTTGTATAACACACCAATCTAAATATCTATCTAAACAAAATGGCTCATGCAAGTCCCCGATAACTAGAACATTTCTAGCTTCGGTTTCTCGCATTTTTTTTATCACCTCTATTTCATGAGGTTTTAATCTGTATCTATTATTTCTTTGCACTATCTGCTATTCCTTGACCTATTACTAATGCAATTAAAGCGTTCATTATTGCAGTAGTTTGTTCAGGATCAAGTCCAAATGATTCATGTAAGAATTGCACAAGTATAGCTGTTATAGTGTACCATGCTTTTCTAGATTTTAAAATTTTTCCAATTAGAAAGTTTTTTAATAATTCGTTCATTTTTTTTGTTTTAGTTAGTATTCAAAGTTATTTAATCATAAAGCCAAAATACATCTTGGTCTTTTTGTTTATCAACATCACAATGTATAAAAGTCTTTGCAATGCCTATTCTATTAATTCCAACATCTAATAATGCTTTTATTATTAATGCTCTATCACCACTGTTTGTGCAACGTATATCTGCTGCAAGTCCTAATTTATGACTAGAACCTATTCTAGCTTTTAGTATTTTGTCATTCCAATGTTTAGACCTGTACCCACTATTAATTTTAAATGGAACACCTGCATTATGCCTTGCATAGTCAAGTTTTTCTAAAAACTTTTTATTCATTTTAGAACCTGATCCTGGTTCATCAGGACTATCAAATTCTTTTAAATTAAAATATTTTAACTGCAATTTATTAGAGCGTATTGACTGTATAAATTCTTGTGCCATTGTCAAGAACTTGTACAAGTTTTTTAGAAACATTTTTTTCTTCTTTTTCTTTTTTTTGATATTTAGGGTTTTTACTATTTAGCTTTCTTTTTTTCATATAATATAAATTTATAGATTGTAAATGATATTGCTAATGTTAGCGATATAAATGTAAGTATTTCATTGGCTTCTACTAATGATATACCTATTGCAGAACCATTAGCGATTGCTACCTGCGCTGTGTCTTGTACTTCTTTCATTTGTATTATTATTTTTACCTTTCAAAAAAGTTCTTAATTTAATTTTATTTGTTTCTTTTACTTTATATCTTCTTTTCATTAGTAACTAATATCAGGAGTTAAAAAATCTCGTAGTGTTAATTTTGATCCTTTCTGCATTGGTTTTTCTAAATTCATACCAGCATAATAAGCATTAGAATCAGGTGATACATCTGCACCACTATTAGTTGAATATTCAGGGAATAAGCTAACATTGTTTTTTATATAATCAATCATTCTTTGCATAAAGTATTCACCTGTATTTTTAACTTCTTCTCGCAAATGTTGTGCTTCTTCTGTTGTTAATGCTGTACCTGTTTCTGAACTTTTACTAAATATATTACCATTTTCTACTTTAAACCTTAAAAAAGGGATTGCATGATATAAAGCCATATTAGGCAAAAAATCACCAATATATTCATCTACTAATTTCTTATAGTTTTCATTACCTACATCACCTATTGTACCCCCTGAAATAAGCGTTTCTAATTTTTCATAAAGTTCTGTACCTAACTTTGTTTCAACATAAAGTCTTTGTGCTTGTAAAACAAAAGGTAATAATAAATCAACATCAACATTTAAATTGATTGCTGTACTATCTTTTAATTTTTGTTCTGATATAAATAATACGTATGCCATAGTTTAATTTAAAAATCCGTTATTTGCCATTCTTTTTGGTGGTCTTGCTACTAAATTATCATTTTTTTCTGCTGTAAACCCCTCACTTCTTGCTTTTGTATATCCTATTATTTGACTATCACTAATTTTATTCTTTGCATTTCTTAATGATGTTTTATATATTCTTCTTAACCAAAAATGTTGACAATTACCACCGCCTTTGTACAACCAAATAGAATATTGCAAAGCACCACGCGGCCCCCACCCTATATTTTTACCTTGTCTTTCAGAATAATAATAATCGTTTACAGTCATTTTTCCCATTCTCATTATATCTTCTTTACGATATATCTTATTAGCTGCAACCATTTTTCTACAAAAGTTTCTTTGTTGACCTGTTTTGTTTACTAAAAATTCATCTTCTGTATAAACATATCTAACTTTGTAATAATCGTTAAATGACTTGTTAACTCCATCTTGTTCACTTCTTGCGTTTGGTCTTGCAGTTCCTGTTGATGCTAATTCTATTTTTTCGTTAACATGGTCATTCATGGTTTTTTCAAAATCAAAATCTTGGTGTTCACCATCAACAATTTCTTCATCAATCATTTCCCATTCTTCAGGGATTTCTTCACCATATTCTTTAATAAATTTGTCAAGTTCTGTTAATTCAGACAATTCTTTTTTAGCATTTACAGGTACACAATTAGGTACTTCACGCCCATCTTTTATTTTTGTACCTATTGCTTCATATCCTGGTTGACATGGATTTGGTGTTATAAATTCTTCTTTGCAATTACAATCTTTTAAATTTGTTATTTGTTTTATTTGTTCATGATCTTCACATGGCATATAAACTTCTTTTCCATCTAATGTATGTACATGATGACCTTTACAGCCTAATTTTTCTGCTTCTGCTTCTGCTTCTTCTATTGAATCATATAAAGGCAAATCTATTTCACCATCTTTTCCTTCTGTAACCATGCTACCTACTTTTGCAAAATCTTGTCTAACTTCCACATTTTCATTTAATGGTGGCAATCCAAGTTCCTCTCTTATTTCATCTTGTTCCATTACTGCTTTTAAATCTTCACTTGTAAATTCTAATGTGATAGGTTTTAGCTGTACAAAGCTAATAGGCATATCCATGTTGTTTACTCTAAATAGTTTTCTTAAAACCTTAATAATATGTGATTGGTAAGGTTTGCAAACAGTATTCAAAAAATAATTTGCGGCGCTGTTTATTTCATCAACATTTGAACCTAAACCACCACCTGAATCTCTTATACCCATAAGCAAAGGACTAGTAACACGATGGGCTGTAAGTATATTGGAAACGAGAAGCTCTTGTAAAGTTAAAAATTGCTTATCCAAATCACTTGTTTGTATTGGTGTTATTTGTGGTGTTCTTGTATTATCATCAGAAAATGTAACAATCACTTTTCCTGCATTTTCACTACCTTGAAATTTAGCTGATAATCTACGTTCTATTTCTAATCTTTCTTCTTGCGTTGGAACACCATTTGCAAAGTTAAAAGCATAAGAACCTGAAAAACCTGAATTAATATTATTTAAATGAAATTCTGCAACTTTTTGATCTATTAAAGACCAATTATTACCTGCAAGATAATCAGGCGTAAAATAAGCATTCATATTAGGGCTGTATAAACCTGTATATAATATTTGATTTGGTGATGTTCTATCATTTACATTAAATGCAGGAACACGATATGGTTTGTTTTGTCTAGTATTTGACCAATCAGCACTTACATAATATCCATTTACTTTACCCATAGCATCAGGCTTTTCAACTCTGATTTTTTCCATTGGTATGTGATATATTTCTGCAATTTGTGTTCTATCTCTTGACCATATAATGTTTAAAGCAAAGCCACCTTGTAGTTTAAAATCGAAGGCACATTTTTTTATAACCTCATGCAAAGATTCATTACTATTAGCACTAGCCATAAATTGCTTTAACTTAACTAAAGCATCTAAATTCCTATCATCTTCATTATCAATTACTATATCTTCAGCAGATATTAGGTCAGCAGTTGCATTTATAATAGCAGCATTTGTTGAACTATTGTAATATAAGTCTATAAGGAATTGTGGGTATAAGTTTTTCCAATTATCAGTTCCATATTCTATATAATCTTTACCACGCACTTCTTGAACTATTGGTGCTGTTTCTGTTCCTAAATTTATGCTAATAATATTGTCTTTCATAATTAATCTTGTTCAGCCCATTCAGAGCTATTTAATATATTCATAATCTCACTATAATTGTTAGTTTCTTTACCCTCTAAAAAACTAGGTGTTTCACCATCAAATTTAAGTAATGCTTGTGTTTTATCTAAAGAATAACGTAATGTGTTTTTTGATGTTTCTAATACTTGATCAAAATTTACATTTGACACTTCTTGTGATGTTATAATTACATATTTCATTTTAATTTGCTTTATATGGAACGTCTGTTGTCCATGTTGGGTTGTTTACTAATGTACCATTAAAACCCCTACCTGAACTGTCTATTGCAGTTTCACCTGAACCACTATCAAAACGCCAATATCCTATTAAACCTGCTGAACCTGTTAAATTTAATGGCTCATGATTAGATGCAATTAATTCAGTAATAGGAACAACCCTTGTAAATATAGCAACATCTGCAAGTGTAGCATTTATAAAGTTTGCACCTGCTGTATTATTACCAATACTTGTTGCAGTAATACCACCTGAATAAGTGCCTAAACCTGTTGTAGTTGCTTTTAATGTACCATCTAAATATATTTTAAGTTGATCTGCTGTTGTATCCCATGTTGCTGCTATATGATGCCATTTACCATCATTTTCAATAGCATCTGTAATAACTGCTGTTTTATTAGCACCACCGCCTTTATAAGCTACTCTAACTTGATTGCTACTTGCATGATAAATCATTATAATGTGATTGTTAGCATCTGTAAAAGCCCTTAAATACGTTCCTGTTGCACCCATAGTACCTGTCTTAGCCCAAAAGCTAAAAGTGCCTGTAGATGTGCTTATATCGCTTGAAACAGGGTTTATATTTACGCTTTCATCAGTACCATCAAAATTTAAAGCATAAATGTTTTGTTTTGCTTCACCATAACTTACTAAACTATTTGCTAATTTAAGTGCTAACATCTTATTCAGTATAACCTATTGCAACACCACTAGAAATTGTCATAGCAGTTATATTCATAAATAAGGTAGTTCCTGCAGGCATTGTAGTTTGTAATGCGCTTTCACCTGTTGCATTAGCTACTGTAATTGCTGTTATAACTGATGTTACAGGAAAATTAACTGCATAAAAATCTTTCCCTGTTACTGCACCTTCAAATATTTCTATTGAATTTTTACCTAATTGTTCAGTTAATAGTTGTTGTACGTTTTCTATTGCCATTTTTTATTTTTTTATTGTCCGTAATATATATAATTTGAACCATCAGGTTCTTGTCTTTGTGTATATTGTACTTGTGCAGTTCCATCTTTATCCGCCATATAAAGTTTTCCTATTGCTACTAAACCTTGAACAACACCATGTGTAGGTCCAACAGGT